CTATTGAATTAGCAAAGCAGTCAGCTAGACGAGAAGTAATAGAATATATTCTAGCAATGTCAGCAAGATTATCAAATGATACTCTTTCAGAAATTGAAGAGTTTATAAATAGTAAATAAGGAGGCAAACAATGGGACAAGAAGAATTTGTACAAGACCAAAGTGCTCAAGGTGGAGCACAGGACCAAGGAGCGCAAGACCAACCGCCAGTAGGTAATGCGAACTTCGGTGACAACTGGAGAGAATTTATTCCAGAAGATTTAAAAGGTAGAGCAGAGTGGGATAGAATATCTAAACCAGAAGATATTTTCACAAACTATATTCATCAAACTCAAACAATATCTAAATCTGTTCGTATTCCAGATGCTTCATCCACTCCAGAACAAATCAACGAATTTTACCAAAAGTTAGGCAAACCAGCAGATAAAGCAGAATATGATTTCAGCTACACTGGTCAAGAAAATTACATTTTTAATAAAGACTCTTTTGATTTCGGAGTATTTCAAGACGCAGCTGAAGCCGCTAACTTATCTAAAAAGCAGTATGAAGCATTGGCTCAAAAATACCTTGATGTACAAAACCAAAACTACATTAACTATGTATCTACTTTAGAAAGTGATGCTGCAGCTGAAGTACAGAAAGCAGAAGCTGAGTTACGTAGTAAATGGGGTCAAAAATACGATGTGAATATTCAAGCTATTTCAAATAAAATGAATAGCACATACTCAGAAGAAACATTAAACAGAATGGCTGAAGCAGGCTTGTTTAGAGATGCTGCGTTCCTGGAACACCAGTTACTATTGACAAAAATGCAATCAGGCGATACACTGTATATAGATGGTAATGTTGTTACAGACGTACCTCAAACAATAGAAAGTCTCACTGCAAAACGTGATGAGCTTATGGCTAAAGATTACGCAGGCAATAAAGCCCAAGTAAATGAGCTAAATAAACAGATTGTACAACTGAAAATGGCTCAACACGGACAAGCGCAGAGAGCAGTTCTTTAAGTAGGTATCCGTTAAGTCGCCCTATGGAAACAAAGAACAAGCTACAACTTCAACCTAGCCCGAGAGGTAACCTAGTAGAAGTAACCAAAACAGTAAGTACACACTAAGTAAAAGGAGTTGTAAAATGTTATTATTACCTTTAGTTGAGGAACAATTCTCCTCAGAAATTAAGTTAGCGTATCAAAAACGCGACTCAATCTATGCTCAATTAGTTACAACTAGAGCAGTTCCTGTTGGCGACACTACATATTTCAACCGTTCTCAAGCAGGAACACCAGCTGGTAAAAAGGCTCGTTTCGGTAAGGTTCCAAGAAACGGCGGTTCATTAGACCGTGTAAAATGTGAATTGGAAACATATTACGCAGGCGACGAAATTGATGAACAAGAAGTATCATCAACATCAGCTAACGGTATGTTGGTTATCACAGATAATGCTGTAGCTTCAATGAACAGAAGAGTAGACTCTATGATTTTAGACTCTATCAACTCTACAACTACTAAAGTTGAAGGTTCTGAAGCAGATGTATTCACTTTGGATACAGCACAAGCAATCTGGAACCACTTCCAAAAGAACCACGTGTTCAAAAACAAAGAACTTCCTATCGTTAACGTAGGTGTTCACCAATGGGATGCGTTGATGAAGTTAGAACAATTCTACAAATCAAATGCAATTACAGAAAAAGACCTTCCTTACTTATTCACAAGAGCTGAGTCTGGTCGTTTCTGGATGGATATGGTTTGGAGAGTTGACCCAGACTTAGGAGCAGGTGACACTGAAGGCACTACAAAATGTAACGCTTTCGTTCAATCATCTATCGGTTTAGCTCTTGGTGGTGTGGATAAAACTAGAGTTATTGAAACTCCAGATGACACTATCCTTTACTACATGAGACGTAAACTAGGTTCTGTTCTTATCGACCCAGTTGGCTGTATGGCATTCGACGTTAAGGACAAAGCATAATAGTTGTTTTGGAGACCACGGGGGAGTTTTCTCCCCCACCTACCACTAAAGTCACTACTAAGTAAAAGGAGATAAAACAATGGCATTAGATATCAAACAATTTGCTATAGTTGCTAGAGCTACTAACGCAATTTACATGTATGTAACTACAGATGCAGTTGCTACAATTACTACTGCTGATTACTTCAAATCTAAAGACCTTTCTGGTTATGTAAAAGCTAATGACGTAATCATCGCTGTAGCTAATAACAAACTTGCTATCTTAAGAGTTACTGCTGTAACACCAGAAACTGGTGATATCACAGTAGTTGCAGCAATTAACGAAGGCTAGAATAAAATTTAGGGTGCTCCAATGAGTATCTTTTCTGAAAGTACCGTAAGTTGCTTTTTTGTAAAAAACAGGCTATAATGAAATTGTTATAGCCTGTTTTAGTACAACAAAATCAAAGGAGGTAAACATGGCAGAGACAAACGCACCTGCAGCTAAGCCAGAAACAGTTGCAGAAGTAAAAACTGTATTGAACATCCGTAATGTTACAACTATCCCAAACAGTATTTCTGAGTTTAACATTTACACTTACAAAGCGGAGAACGATACTACAGCAAGTATTAAGAACCCAGGTTTCTTTAACCCAGGGCATAGTATCTTTGAAGTTGGCGATGTGATTAGAGTATTTCAACTTGAAAGAGACAAATCTTTATCTAAATACTATGAGTTCATGGTAGTAAAAACAGATAAGACTTTGAGAACAGTTACAGTTTCAATTCTTAACGAGAAAAACTTGGAAAAGAATATAATTAACTAAGGAGAGTGTTATGGCATCTTCACTTTTGGATATGGTTAATAAAGCATTAGCAACACTTGGTCAACAACCATTAGTTAACTTGGAGTCTACTAACACTACACCAACTGCTATATTAGTTAAAAACTCTGTGTCTATTATTACAGAAGCTATTTTAACAGAAGCAGATTGGAATTGTGCAAGAACAACCGCTAAGCTGATAAAGAAGGCGAACACTAATAAGGCTTTAGGGTGGAAAAACTCTTTCGCTATTCCTACCGACCCTCAGTGTCTACAGGTTGTGCAGATTTCTTTAGATAATGGTTATACTTTTATAGACTTGAATGACTATTATAACTATAATGCTGGACCAAAAGAGTCTTTGTTTGATATAGACGGAAATCAAATATTATCCAATTCAGAAGCCGTAACAATTAAATACACAGCACTTGTCGACCATTCGAAGTTCGATGCAGCTCTAGCAGATGCGTTCTCTGCTAGACTTGCATCTGAGCTTTGTTACGCTATTACAGCGTCAACATCAAATGCTGAATACTTACAGAAAATAGCTGAGCGTAAACTTAGAAAAGCTAAGTCTCGTAATGCCTTGAATAGAAACATTGTTCGTCCTGAAGGAGAGGTTATCGGAGTCAGAGGCGGAGAGTCTTCTTACATCAGATTTGATATGGGGGATGAAGCAGAATAATGGTAAAGATAGTCGACAAGCAAACGATATTCAACAGCGGTATCATCACAAGTAAGTTAATTTCTCGTGATGATTTGAAACAGTATAACCAAGGATTAGCTGAAGCTTATAATTTTATGTGCTCTAAATATGGGCCAATTAGTAAACGTGTAGGAACACAGTTTATCTGGGATTTAGGAGAACCTTCTAAATCTCTATTTACTATTCCTTTTGTGTTTAGCGTACGTCAAAGTTTGGTGCTTGAGTTTATTCCTAATAAAATTCGTTTCTATACTTTCGATGGAGTTTCTTTTGGTCCTATTGAAGACCCTAATAACGCTGGTCAAATATACTCTATAGACACTCCGTTTACTGAGGATATACTTGAAAACATATCATATGTTCAGTCATTAGATGTAATCTACTTGGCAATTCCAGGAGGTAAAACACCTCCTATGGAATTAAGAAGAAAAGCAAATAATAATTGGGAATTAGTAGATTTTGTTTATGATGATGGTCCATATCTAGACAAAAACTTTCAATCGTCTAAGAAAGTTAAAATAAGTGCTACTGGTGCAGGCGATAAAACTTATACGTTAACTGGATGGACTCTTAGCCAAACAGATGTAGGAAGGCATCTACGTATGAACTTTGTTGATGGTTCAGATGATAGATGGTGCTGGGGCATAATCAAAACAGTTAATTCTGATGGTAAATCTGGAACTATTACTATGCAAGAAGGTGCAGCAGCTGCTAATGCCGATACTACACAGTGGAGACTAGGGGCGTGGTCTGAAACCACTGGTTATCCTACAAAAGTTACTATACATGAACAAAGATTAGTATTTGCTGGTATTACAGACAAACCGTGGATATGGATGTCAAATGCATTCTCATACCACAACTTTTCTCCTAGCGATTATAACGGAACTATGACAGATAGTAATGCTATCTATTATGACGCTTCTACAGATAAAGTTTCAAACATTCTTTGGATTAAATCTGTAAAATCTTTGCTAGTCGGCACAGAATTATCTGAGCTTCGTATGTACTCAGCAGGTACTGCACTTTCTCCAACAGACTGCGTTGTAAACAAA